GGGATCCGTCCTTTAATTGGGAGGATCACTATGAGGCGATCCGGCTCCCGTACACGGTCCCAGAGCGGACAAGCATGTACACGCCCGACCTCTACTGGCCCGATCGCAAGCTCGCGATCGAGATGAAGGGCCGCTTCCGGGACAGCGATGAACGCGGCAAGTACATCCATTTCCGCGATAGCAACCCGGACATCGGGCTGAAGTTCGTTCTCCAGCGTCCAGGCATTCGCATCTACAAGACATCCAAGACGACCCAGGAAGAGTGGCTTCGTAAGCATGGCTTCGAAGTCGCATTCAAAACCATCCCCCAGGAGTGGCTCGATTGAGCGTCAAGAAAGAAAACCGTCAAATCCCTCGTTACAAGCTCACAGTCGACCCGGAATGGTTCTGGGCGCATCGAGCCCAGATCAACGAATGGGCCATCACCCAATCGGAGCCGGAGCGATACTTCGACTACGTCATCGAGATGGTTCCTGGGACCTCTCAGATGACCGGCAAGCTCTACTTCGTCCACTCCGGTCATTCGACCCTGATGGCCGCCTACATCAAAACCTTGAAGGAAGGAAACTCATGACCCAGAAGCACCCGCTCTACACTGTCGCCGTCGAGTTGCTCGACATCGCCACCCGCACCCACTTCACCCAGACCGGCATCGGCGAGTTCATCGAGAGCATGGAGCGCTACGGCCTCGGGATCATCGAGATCAACTTGGAGCCGGAGGTTCCCCAGGCCGCTCGCGAGGTTCCCCTTGCCCCCGTCGCGAAGAAGAGCCGCCCCAAGATCACGAAGAGCGACACGTGATCTTTGCTTTCCGCCGCGTCCAGACGCTCCAGGACGTCGTCGACGTCATCGCTCTGCTCAAGCGTGGTGCGACGGTCGGCGTCGAGCCCGTCGAGGGCGGGCTTTTCGGACCGACGAAGCCGTGCGCTTTCCGGATTTACAAGCACCGGAGTCGACACGGCAAGGTAGGTCCGAAAGACGACGGTTCGAAGTGTCTTCGAATGATCCCCGACGATCTGGAGTCGTTTTTGGTCGATTACATGTCCGAGCGTCGCATCTTCGCGGACCTCGACGTCTACCCGTGTGACGACGACGAGTCTATCGGACGCGTCTGGAGGCATCTCAACTTCAGCGCGGGGACATGGCTCACCAGGACAGCGATCAAAGACTTGCTGACGATCCTCGCCGATCACTACGGCGGGACGATCGAGGCGCAAATCCCCTACGGCAGCGATGGCTGGGTCGAGTGGATCAAGGGCGGCCACGGCGCGATCACGCTCTGGCATCAGCCGTCGCGGTCTGAAGTAGAGGACCTCATCGAGTATGGGGCCAAGAGCATCATCAACGCGGTCGCGGCCTCATCTTCCCGGAAATGGTTCATCGGGATGGCGGGGCCGTACCTGATGCCGGACTACGGCTTCCTGGACCATGATCCGGAGCGGACCCCAGAAGAGGCGGTGATCGTCTCAAGCGAGCCCACCGGGATCGGACCGACCTGGGATGCGACGAGGGCGTACTACCGGCTGTCCGGTCTACAGGCCGCTCCAGACGCCACGGACGACGAGATCAAGGCGCTGGCCAAGAGGTACGTCACCGGCTCGCAAGAGACGGCGTTGACGTGCCAGGATCGACCGGTCAGGCCGGTGTGGACCTTGCCCAGAAAGGGCGCGACCGAAGACGTCTGGACGTATTGGGGGAAGTGGGTTCGCGTCGTCTTCGAAGACGAGGTCGAAGTAGAGCTTAAGAAACTAGCTTCAGGACGAAGACGATCTTCCAGAGGTAGGCACCAAGAGCGATCAGGGCAGTGATACCAGCGCCGATGACGGTGCGCTTGATCCACACGCCATTGTCCTTGATCGTCTCAATGGCCTTTTCGACGACCTCGACGCGCGAAGACAGAATGTTTCGATTGGTGTCACAGTGCTCTGTGACGCGCGAAAGCATGTGTTCCATTTCACGGCGCGGGACGAAAGTCTCCATCGCCTGCATGACATTGCGGTGGCGATGGTCCGCATTGGTCTGAGCCGAGATGTCGGCGGCCTGAAGCGACTTGGTGCGCTCGTCGATCCCGGCGATCTTCGTGCTGATGTCGATCAAGATGTTCGGGTCGAGCGTGTTCATTTCGTGCCTCAACAGCGGCCGAACGACAATCGATCGACGTTTTATTTACAAAAGAATGGAACTTTTTTGAGTCTTACCAAACGCCGATGATCAGCGTCACGATCTCAGACGAGGTAAGCTTTTCGAAGACTGTCGCTGCCTCGATCTTGCCCGACACGACCGCATAGGTCATGTAGATGATCCAGAGCAAAAGCACGCAAGGCTTCAGGTAGCGCCGAAGAAAGCGGAACGCCGTCTTCACGGCGTGCCGAAGAGCTTTGCTTCGGCCGCGCGACGACGCACCAGTCCGGGGAGAACACGCCCACCGCCACGGTTCCACGAGGCGAAGGCCGCCTGAGCACCTTTGACGTCGCCAGCGTTGAGCTTGCGGACCAGGGTCGAGGCCGCGAAGGCACCGCCGCCGATGTTGTAGCAGAGCGAGACGAGGGCGCTGAACTGGTTCGGGGTCATGTCGACCTTGACCGCCTTGTCGACCGCCGCCTCGAAGATCGCGAGGTCACGCCGGAGGAAGGCTTCGGCCTGAAGGGTGGTGCAAGTATCCCCGCGCTTCACGCCCTTGGTGGTGCCGAAACCGATCGTCCATACATTCGCGGGACACAGGTATGCCTTGTCCTTGTAGCCTTCAAAGCTCTTGATAAGGTCAAGTCCTGCGTCGTTGATCTTCATCCTCGTATTTACGCGAGGATGAAGGCTTTCGCGGATTGATCCAGGATCAGAGAGTCGCGGCGAGGCGGAACAGATCGTCGAGGTCGTTGTCGGTCCAGTCGTTGAGGCTCGCCATAGCCATGATGATCGGATCGTCGCGCTTGAACGACGTCGTTTCGCCCCACGAAAGCTGAACGGTGAGCGATGCGGACGCGACGATCGTGTTGACCTCGACGAGCTTGCCCTGAGCGTTGAGGGCCAGGATCATCTGGCGCCGGGTCACGACGAGCGGCGGGATGATCCACATCGGCATGCCGTCATCGGGCGTGATCGAGCACGTCTTGTACTGAGTACCGAGATCGGCGCGGCCGTCCCACTCGATCACGTTGATCTTGCGCATGCGGGCGTCGAGGATTTGGTATCGTGCCATGGCTCAAGCCCACTCGTAGACGCGGATTTCACCACGTCCGCCGGACCCACCGGCTCCACTTCGCGCACCGCCGCCGCCGTTCTTCGCGCCGCCTCCGCCGCCTCCACCGCCGCCGGGTAGACCACCCGCACCACCGGCGCCACCTATCGTCGCGACGCCGCCTGCCCCGCCACCGCCACCTGTCCCGAAGCCGGGCGCTGCGAAGGACAAGCCGACCGATCCGGCTCCACCGTCACCCACGCCACCCGAGTTCGGGACGACGTTCAGTGATGCTGGGTAGGCGTGCTTCGCGCCGTAGCTGCCTTCACCGCCCACACCGATTGCGGATGTCGTAGTCCCGCCCCCGCCGCCTCCACCGCCGGGGCTCATCGGGCCAGCCATTGTGGGGGCTTTGCCGGTTGTTCCGTTGTTGCTGCCAAGACCACCGGGTCCGCTGCTCCATTGATTGTTCTGGGACGGCGCGCGACTGTTTCCAGCGGCTGCGCCACCGGTCCCAGGTTGTCCGCCCTGGGCACCGAAGCCGCCGATCGCGGAGAGGGTCAGCATGGGGGCGAGATCGATCGAGGTGGTTCCCCCAACAAAACCGCTCGTTCCGTTCCCGAGTGATCCAGCCGCGCCCGCGCCCCCGGCACCGATGACGAAGGCACAGGTCGCCGCGATCTGAGACGCCGCAAAGTCAGCGGTGGTCACCGTCCCGCCCGCACCACCGCCGCCACCATTCGGGAACGTCGTTGATCCCACGGCCGTCGCGAATGCCCCGGACGCACCACCACCACCGCCGCCGATGAGTTCAAACGTAAAGCGTGTTGCGTCGAGCGACTTTGTCCAGGTACCAGATGATGTCAGAATGGTCGTGCGAATGAGAGATGGACCAGACGAAGCCGGACCCGATGTATTTCCACCGTAAAGAGGCATGATTTCCTTGAATTATTACCAGACCCGAGCCGAAAAAGATTGGCCCGTGGTCGAACCGATGATCGAAAGAGCGCTCACCGGGATGCCGTGATGCGGGAATTCGTAGAGCGCACCAGCCGCGATCTTGAGCGACGATCCGCCGATCGTGGCGACGCCGACGTCGGACAGGTAGAGGTCGGCAGACGACAGGTTCTGCACCCACGCTCCACGACGGTTGCCATCAGCGGCTGACAGAGCCTGTGCGGTGCCACCGGCCGCGATCGTGCCGCTCCGGTCCGTCGTGGTCACACCGACGCTCTGGGTCGACGTGACAGTGGGCGTGCCGGAGATCGTGACGGCGTGGGTCGGGACGCTGGCGAGGCTGACCGGGACGGTGCCCTGGACGGCGACGGTCGGGGTGCCAGAGATCGAGATCGGCGCGGTGACCTCGACGGGGACGGTGCCCTGGACGGCGACGGGGATATTGGGTTCGCCGTAGAGGCCGGTGATCGGGAGACCGACCGAACCAACGCCGACCGGAGACCCATCCACGTTGATCTGGGTCTGGACGAAAGCATTGGTGGACAGGTCGTCGACCGACCGCGCGTCCAGGACGAACTTGACCGCACCACCACGCGTCGGGGTGTAATTGCTTTCGTCGATGACAACGCGGAAATACCGATAAACCGATGCGTCGCTTTCGAAAATGGTACCACCACCGACGCCACTCGGGATGTTTGAGTATTCGGAGATCAAGAAAAAGTCGGACCCGTTGCGAGAGCCTTCGAGCTTGAGGTAGCCGTGGCCGGTACCCATGCCGCCGCCGACAGAGGGGCCGGTCAGCGCGAAGCTGATCTTGATCGAGCGCCAGGGAGACGGGACGTCCACCTGGATACCGGTGTCCCAGATTGTCGTACCAGTGGCGTAGGGGATGTCGTGGTAGAGGCGATTGCCCGCGACGACGTCCGAAGAGCCACCCGTGTCGACGGCGTTGGTGACCTCGACGCGGATCGGCGCCGCATCGTTGATGGAGACCGTACCAGCGACGTTGACCGTGTTCGCGATCGACACCTTCTGGGTATCGACGGGAGCCGGGGGCACCGGGAAGTTGGCGACGTTGATCGTGGGGGTACCGCCGATCTGGACCGTCCCGCTCACCGCCTGAGTGGCGGGGAGGTTCGAAATCGCCACCGAGGTGACGGGATTGGCCACCGTCACAGTGCCGGTGATCGCCGGGATCGAGGACACGGCCACCGAGCCGGAAACGCCCACTGTAGTGCCGTTTGCGAGGGCCACAGGGGCGTCCAGGCTGACCTGACCGATGTGAGCCGTGCCAGCCGTCAGGCGACCGTCGAAAGCCGCTCCTGAGGCTCCTGAGACGATTGAGACGGGGATCGCCTGGGCGCCCGTGTTGCGGATGATCCCGTCGAAGGAAGTGCCCCCACCGACACCACCACCGACGATCGTCACCGGGACCGGCGAGCCGCTGTCGTTGTTGATCTTGATCTGTGTCGGCGAGGACGGGAGGTTGCTGATCGCGACCGTACCCGTCACCGCCTGGACCGGCGGGAGGTTGCTGATCGAGAGCGAGGTGACAGGATTGGCCACCGTCACCGTGCCGGTCACCGGACCGTCGATCGACACGCGGCCGATGTGCTCGCTGCCCTGGGTAAGAGCGGTCAGGAGACCGGTCGTTGCGACGATGCGGACGTCCTGGGTCGTCGGGAAATTGGTGATCGCGAGGTTACCCGACACGGCCTGGACCGCCGGGAACGTGAGGTCGACCTTCTGGATTTCGGGGAAGTCGAGGGCGACCCGCTGAACCAGGGGATGGTTCGAAACCGTGACAGTCTGGTTGGCCGGGAGGTTCGAAACCGCGATCGAAGAAGACGGGTTCTCCACGAGAACACGGCCGATCACAGCATTGCTCGTCTTGAGGACGCCGTTGAACGCCTCGGAAAGCAGGGTCGGGATGCCACTCGTCGGGAAGAAGCCGGTGTCGGTGCCGGTCGGGGTGATCGGCGCGGGCGTCACGCCCGTCCCACCGTCGTCAAAAAATCCGGTCAACCGTTCGGGCTCCAGTCTGCGTCAAAGTTGTAAGAGGGTCGGATCGAAGCATTGAGAAGCTCAGCGCGGTCGGACATGTCCTGAAGCTCGATGAAAAGCGTGTTGAACATCGTGTTCCAGGTGTTGAGACGCTTGTCGTCGATTGACCAACTGGCGGCGGAGATCAGCGCACCAAGGGTCACGAGATCGTCGGCGACCTCGAATAGCTTCAGCGAGTCGGTCGGGGCGCCGACGTTATTGAAATCCGCCCGGTAGACGATCGTCACGACAGAGCCCGGCGAGGGCAACGGCGCGATCAGGTACTGGCCAGCCTCGCGGGCACAGTACATGGCCCGTCCGGCCGTCTGGTGGCGCTGTAGAGCCTTGACTTCGGTGATACCGCGCATCTCCAGGACGCGCCCGTCTACCTGGATCGAGATGGGTTCGAGCAAGTTGCCGGGCACGTTGACGGCGCCAGTAAAGCCCTCCGGAATCGTCGCCTCGGAGATCGCCTCGTCGATGGGGGTGCGAAGGGTCCGCTGGATACGGCGGACAGAGTCCCTGATCCAACGATCCAGGCGAGTGTAGTCGGCCGTGGACGCCAGAGAGCGCAAGACGTCGTTGCGCTTGAGATCGTCGAGGACGCGGACGCGGATGTCGGCGAGGGTGACAGGCATGGTGGACCTCAGAAACGGTGGACGGTGGTGATGCAGCGCTCTTCGCCCATCGCCCGAAGGCACTTCATGACCTCATTGGCCCGCTCTTTGGCGGCTTCGATCCCCTTGACCGGAGTATCGAGGCCGAGGCCGGGGAACTTCGACTTGAGCACTTCCCAGGTGTGTACCGGCGGCCGGGCGTACATGTGCATTTCACCGACCGGGAACATCTTCGATGCTTCGCGCATTCGGGCGTTTTCTTCGTAGAACTCGTCGGGGACGTACTGCCAATTGACGAGGTCGATCTGGTGCCGATTTTCGCTATCGACCACCCGTTGGTTCATGTCATGAATGAAAGTCATGACACTATTTACAAATAAAAAAGGCGCCCGAAGGCGCCTTTCTCAGTTTCGATAAAGTTCTGTCTTAGAACTTGCCGTTGGTGCCGGTGACCTTACGGATCACAGCCGACGCCTTGTAGTTCTTGTGCTTCAGGCCGTAGGTACCGTACACCTGGACCTTGGTGTTACGACCGCTCTTGCCAAGCTCCTGCGTGGTCCACGGAACCATGCAAAGCTTGTTCCAATCGGACGGATCGAAGATGAAGGTATCGGTGGCGAGGGAGAAGCGGTTGATGACGACCTTCTGCTCGCCGAACGGCGAAACGAAAAGCTCAACCGCGTTCACGACTGCCTTCGAACCTGCGCCGACGTTCGGGATTTCACGATGACGACCAGCGGCCTTCGAGAACTCGGTCAGACCAACGGAGAAGTCGGGGGAGACCATGATCACGGACGGCTCGGCGCCGTTCTCATAGAGAGTCTGAAGCGTCTCAACGATGAGGGCCTCGGTGGGGTCAGTCGTGGCCGAACCGGTGGCGATACGACCAGAAGCGTCAAGCTGGGACTGGTAGCTGCCCATGCGGGGGGTGCTGGTGGTGCCATCGGCGACCTGACCGGAGAGCATGATTGCTTCACGGGTCCGCTTAAGCTCAGCAACCTTCTTAAAGACGCGTCGGGTAAGCTCGACCTTGCGGCCCGCCTTCTCAACGATGTCGGCGATGTCCGAAACCTTGACGGTCTCATCCATGTGCTGGAGCGAGGTCGTGCGGACGATCACGTCGGCGCCGTTGGCCTCAGTCGGGTCCGCGCCTTCCGGGCGGGCATTGGTGAGATCGACGGCAGCGTACTCGTCTTCGAGCCAATTGGGGTTATTGACGCGGACCTTCTCTTCGCCGGTCATGGTGGTGAAGGGAACCTTCGTGCTCGAAATCAGGTGGATGGTCTCATCCCAACCTTCCTTGAGGCCGTTGAGGTCACGGGAAATTAGCGTAGCCATTTTTTCTTGTTCTTCCTTTTGGGCAGGCTTGAATGTGGTCTGAGTTTAATCGTTTCCGGAACGAAGCATTGCCAGTCTCAGTGCGTCCTCGATCGACCCGCTTCGACGAAGATCGGCCATAGCCGCCCTCTCAGCGTTTGACTTGCTCGAAACCTTGTGAGAAACCTCGGACGACGACTTGATCACCTTCGTCGGCTTGAGCTTCGGCTTCGAAGTCTTGGTTTCCAGTGCCTTCTGACCACGTTCGGCTCTGTAGAGCCGGTCGAGGATTTTGAAGGACGCTGGATCGGTGAGCGTAACGGCGTTGTCCGGGTGGACCTCGCAATCCTGCACCGCAAAATCGAGAAGAGTGTTCCGATAGCTATCGGACCAGTTCTTGATGCCGCGAACGGGGTCGGTCAGGACCTGACGACAGCGATTTGATGCATCCTCGAAGAACTTGTTGCGCTGAGCCTGAACAGTTTGGCCGTGCGTCTGAAGTTCCTGGTGGAAGTATTCGAGGTTGGCACGGGCCTGAGCTTCACCACGCATCGCGTTGTCAAGTTCGGCGGCGGACCAGTTCTCATCCTTCGCGAGGAGCAGGAAATTCACGCCTTCGTAATCTTTGTAGGCATCGAGGGCCATCTTGTACTGACGGTTCAACGATGCCTCGTAAATTCCGAGGGCTTCTTCCGACTTGCGCTTCATCTCAGAAGCTTCTTCGGACTTGCGAGTAAGAGCCTTTTCCTGACCGGCGAGTCGCTTCAAATCTTTGACCGGGATTTCAACGTCCTGGCCGTCGATCTGGACCGTGACAACGTCGTCGTCCGAGATGACCCGCTTGCTGTTCGGGGTCGGCTCGTCCTCTACTTCGTCATCCTGCTCGTCGGTCCCCTCGTCTTCATCTTCGTCCTCATCGTCGGATGACCGATCTGCATCAGCGTCCTCATCTTCGGAGTCGTCTTCGGCTTCGGGGGCCTCAAGGTCGTCCTCATCTTCGCTTTCCGGATGGCCGTTGCCAGCGTCCATATTGCGAGCGAGGAACATGTCTGCGATAGCTTCCGGGCTATCATCCTGTGAAGCGCCAGTATTGGTAGCTTCGACGTCAATCGTCATAAGGGTCTATTGTCACCTGTCGGGCCTCGATGATGGCCTCGGCACGCGATGCGTAAAGTTGCATGGTAGCGAGGACATCCGTGATGCCCTTATGTTGAGAATACAGCCGCTCGCGTTCATCGAGTTGGGCGGCTGTAGAGTTGAAGAGCGCTTCTTTGATGTCGCCCTGAAGTTCGGTGAAGAACGACATCAGATCGTCATCACCAAGGTAACGCGCAGCGACATGGCCGCGCGCCACGATTTCGTCGTTTGTCATCAGACCTATTTACAATAGATCAGCGAAACAGGCTCCCAAGCCAATTTCCGAGGCTCTGGTTGTTCTGAAGTCCGGCCTCGTAGGTCGGCGTCGAGCCCTGGAGGACGTTGATCAGCGACGAGTTGGGGCCGTGGTAGTTGGCGCCCCACATCGTTTGTCCGCTGTTCTGGGTCGGGGGAGCCGGGAGGGCACCCATCGGACGCTCAGGCAAAGCAAACAATTGATCGTTCGGAGGACGACGCGGGGGCATCGGGACGCTCATCTCTGGCATCTGAGAGGTCGGCCGGATGTTGCGGATGATGAGCGGATTTTCCGCCTCTGCCTGGGGGAAGAGGTCGGTCGGACGCTGGGGCGGTGCGGGCCACGACTGAGCCTGGGGTACCTGAGGCTGTGCCTGGGATACCTGGGGACGGATGCCACGGACGATGAGAGGATTGTCGGCCGGGGGCTGTGTCTGGACCTGGGGCTGAGGGGTAGGCACCTGGGTCTGAGGCAGGGGCGCCGGGGGAGCATTCGGGGGCCGATCCTGGAAAGGATCGAGCTTGCCGGGGATGTAATCGAAGATCGCCGGGAGGACGCTGCGCTGGGTACCAGGGCGGCCGATGAGCCCCTGTTCGCCAGGAGCGATCGGGTTGGTGGCCGTCTGGTAGGCAGAGGTCAGACGCTGCCACAGAGAGGGAGCTTCGGCCTGGGGTGCGGGGGTCGTCGAGGACGTCGTGGCCGGGTCCATGCCGCCGATCGTCGAGGCGACACGCTGGACCAGTCCGGGGGGCATGCCGGGGAGCACGCCCTGAGGCGAAGGCGAAGGCGTCGGGGAGAGCGGCAACGCGCCGATAGGACGCGCCGGGGGAGCCTGGATCGAAGAGACCTGGGGCGTAGAGACCTGGGGCGGGAGAGACGTATAGCCGAGCGTCGCATAGTCGACCGGACGCGGTGCCGCCGTGGGCTTGGCGGTCGGGATCGAGCCCGGCGGGATCGTGGCATAGGACTGATCAGGACGACCGCCACCACGGTGATCGGTCATCGCCTCGGCAAACCAAGCAGGCGTCTGGTTGAGGCTCGTGTGCGACCGGTTCGGACCCCACGCGGCGGGACCGGACCCTCTCCAGTCGGCGTGGAAAGATCGACCCGTCTTGTCGTAGGTCCCGAACCCCTGGGCACCCTCGTTCCGGAGCCATTTGATCGCGTCAGCCTTGCGCTCGTCAGAGACTCCAGACTGAGGATTGAAATCGAACGCGTCCGCATGCATATGCCTTGAAGCTTTCGCTCCCCGGACTCCAGCGTTGTAGGAAGGTGAGCGCACGCCACTGACGACGTCGAAATCCGGGAAAAGCTCCTGGAACCTCCGAACGACGTCACGAACCTTCGGCTTCAGACCGTCGATGTCTGCATTTGACTTGGACATGGATCAGACCTTCGGCGTCTTGATCTTGGCGACGCGAGGCGTCTTGATCTTGGCGATGGGGGTGGTCTTCGGGGCGGTGATCGCCCCGATCTTCAGTTTCTTGGCCATCGGGGTCCTCAGGAGTTGGGGGAGATGATCGCCTTGGCCGGGTCGGTGCCGGTCGCGGCGGCATCCACCAAGAGAGCGGTTTCGGTCTGACTGACCTCGATCCGGTTGGCGGACTCGGCATCCTTGCGATCGGCGTCGCGGCTCTTCATCATCGCGTTCATCATCGCGCTCATCTTGGCCATCTCGACCTTCATGCGGGCGATTTCGCCGTGCTCTTCGACCTTCTTCGCGGCCGTCTGGGCGTTGAGGACTTCGGCCTGTGCCTTGGCCTGGACCAGTGCCATTTCGGCCTGTTCCATCGGCGAGGGCTGGGGCGGCGGCAGCATGTCGGGAGTGACCGGGAGGTACCGCTTGATATCCGCGCGGTGACCCTGGAGCGTCAGGATGTCGGCGAGGATCGAGTAGGCACCAGCCGGACCGGCGAACGCCGAAGCGATAGGGTTCGAGGCCATTTCTTTGCCGATCATCATCAACCGGTTGGCCTCATTGTCCTTTTCGCCGTACCCAAGATGAGCGGATGCCGACGCGGTGCGCCCGGCGCTCCACTGCATCGGGGAGACCTTGGCCCAACCCGTGGCGGTCGCGAGTTCGATGTTTTCGCGCTTCTCATGGGCGACGACGAGGTCGTAAATCTTGCAGAATAGCGGGATCAGGAAGCCATTGACGAAGCAACGCGCAATCTCTTTCTGCCGTGTCTGAGAAACGCCGGTCTGTTGTTCAAGCTGAGCCGCCGACGAAGACTTCGAAATCGCGTCCTTGTTGAGGCCCTGAGACAGAGCCGAGATGCCGGTGGTCCCCTCGTTCATGGCGTCCAAACCCTGCATCAGGGTCATGAGCATCGGGTTCATCTGGGGCTGGGGCAGCGGAAAAACCGACTCTTTATCTCTGACATTGACAATGCCGCTGAGTCTGTTTTCCAGCAATTCGCTCGGATTGAGTAGACCGCCCTTGACCACCTGATAACGGGGGTTCGAGGTCAGCATCGCCGCGTCGATCATCGAACGAAGCAATGCCGTCTTAGCGGTCTGGATCGGAACTACGGTATTGACGAAGTTTTCCCCGTAGAAACGGTGAGGGCGAGGTAGTGCCGTGAAACAAACGTAAGGATTGGACTCGACCGGCTCGATCTCGATCGTCACCGATCCACAGCGGATGATCTTGTAGAGGCGCGCCGTGAGGTCACCCTTCCTCTTCAAACGGGTATAGACCTCGACCACCATGACTTCGCGAAGCTCGTCCTGGATCGGATCGTCGTCGAGGCGGATCGACTCGGACGTCGAGGAAAAGCGAGCGATGACCTCCGGCGAGGACCACTGATCGTCAGCTACACCAGCCGCAAGATCGTCTTCGCGACCCTTCATTTTGGGGTAGTTGGTGACGATCCAGTCGATGGTCTTGCGTGTGCGCTGACCGCAGAAGTATTCGTCGGAAAGATGCTTGGCGTGGCTCTCGATGAAGAACTCTTCCGGGTTCACCACCTCGATCAAGACCTGACCTTTGTCTACGACGCGGACGATCTTGCCCGACGCGGTGCCATCCTCGTATTCGTCGGTCAGAACGATATCGGTGATGTCATCGGCCTGTTTCCAGTAATCGAGTTCAGCCGCCGTGATGTTGTCGAACTCAAGCTCGACCTCTTCGACGTCTTTGTCCCACCAGACCTTGGCGATACCGACGCGCGCGGTCAGACCATCAAAGATGACATCGCGAATGATGCGCTCGCCACCGTTCTTGCGGTAAAAAACGTGGTTGGTGTACTCGGTGGCAATGTAGGCCGCTTCAGTATCCTGGACGTTTTTGGCGTCGAACTGAACGATACCCGAACCGACCGAAAAGGTGTCGCCAAGCTGGGCGCGCATCATTTCGACGGCGTTGTAGCATTCGCGCGTCGTCCCGGAAAAGCTTCCCGCGTGCTGACGCTTGGGAAGCACCCCGTCGATGTACTCCATCACCTTCTGGCGCTCGGTGGACAATTTCGAAGAGTACCAGGACGTCGCCTGTGCTACCTTTCGGTCGATGAGCGTGCCAATCTGCTCGTCGGTGAGATCGTTTGCTTTCACGGTTTCCTTCAGGCGATTATTCTTTTTCTTCGCCTGTATTTAACGAGGTTCAATACGCGTCGACGTACCAGCTATCGTCGACTGTGATCGGGGTCCATTTTCCCTGGAAAATGTGGTTCGCCAGGGCCAGAGCCATCACGGTGTCGTCGTGCTTGCCAGGAGATGCCTCCAGAGCGGTCTTTTTGGACCCGGTTCGGATGTAGGTCCGCATTTCGTCCAAGGTGACGGGGCAGTTGATCTTGATCCCACCCATCACAAGCTCGTCGGCAAGATGAGAGATCACCAGGGGCTTGGTCTTCAGATTGGTGACGAAGCCCAGGGTGTCTGTGCTTTCCTCGACGACCTTGGTGTCGACCGTCCGACGCCAGAGGTTGCTGTATCCGTGGAAGTGGCTGAGCCAATCCATCGTCGTGTGACCGATCGAATTGACTTCAACGACAATCTCCGCCTCGCCGTACATCATACCAAGACTGTACAGGAGCTTTGCGTATGGCCGCGCAAGGATGTGGCCACGGTAGACCGCAACCTGTCGACGATCGCCGTCGAGGACCTGTGCGACGGAATAGTCGCCAGATGAGCCACCGAAAGCGACATCGACGCCGATGTAGTATTGATCGCCCTTGACCGGCTCGTGGTAGATCGTCAGTTCGCCCTTGTGGCGCTCTTCCCAGACGTCACGATCGCCATCATATGATAGCTTTCTGAGGGGCGGGGAGGCCGTTTCGCGCTGATGAGCGAGAGCCGACGACGAGAACACCGGGGCGCCCGAATTCTGGAACGCATCCTCCGGAACCGAGGGGTACTCCTGGAGAAATTTCTCCCGTCTGATCTCTGCGATCTTGACCCGACGCCACCAAAGCTGACCGTCTGAGAGATCGAACTTCTCTCTCAGGTCGGTTTCCTCGATCGTGTACTCGCCGTCAGTGCCGGGCTTCCCGAAGTTCACCGGGACGTCCGTGTTGGTATATTCGGCGGTGTCGTACCAGGGCGCGAAGAACGTTTCGAAGTCGTTGTTCGGGGCGCCATGGTAGAGGTCGTAGTAAGGTCCGGTCACGCCCTTGGCGGTGCTCTCGACGACGACGATCGACCCGTCTGTATTGGGAACAGCCTGGAGAATAGCCATCAAATTGTCGGCTGCACTGTCGTCGGGCCAGAACGCAAGCTCGGAAGCCCAGAGCATGTTGAGGGTCTGACCACGACCGACCGCGTCGCCACCAGCCGTGGCCAACTCGATCGATGTGTTGAGATCGCCGAAGTGGAGTTGCTTCGCGTTCGAACGCTCGACCTTCGGCTGTAGCCTGGGGTCCATGTTCTTATGCGTGTCGGTCAACTGTTTGAACAGTGTTCGGGTCGTCTGAAGATCGTTCGCGACGACGTATGCCTTCTTCGTCTTTCGAAAGGACGCCCACCAATAGGTGTACGCCTGCATCATCGTCGAGAAACCTTGCTGGCGAGCCTTGAGGATCACCATCCTGATCTTGCCAGTACGAAGCAACTGGTCATTGAGGGCGATGAGAAGGTTCCTCTGGACCTTGTTGAGCTTGAACGGGATGAAGCTCCCGCTCTTGTCTCTGATCTTACAGAACCGTTCGCAGTAGAGTTCGAAATCGTTGGCGAGTGCTTGACGAACCTGAAGTAGAGAAGACGTCATTTACCCTTTCCGGCGATCTCTTCCATGAGATCGGCGAATGCGTCCTGTGTATCGGTCACCTTGAGTTCGGTCACGTTGGCGGGCTTCGCCTTCGTGTAGGCCATCAGTTCCTTCATCGCCACGAACTTGTCCTTGAGGCTGTAAGGTCCAATGACGATCTCGACGTGCTGACGCATCAACAGACGCACGATCGGGTTGGTTTCCAGGGCGATCGTGTCTTTGATCGACTGGAGTTCGTTTTCGTCGAGTATTGTCATTCCGTAACCCGCAAGGGTCTCCTTTATTGATTGCTTGGTCTCACCATCGGGGACACCGACCGGACGACCGCGTTTGTGACGGGGGACCATGGAGAGGAGTTCCGCCACCGACCTCGAACGCCATTCGCCCCATCCGGGTACCGTCGCGGCGATGTTGGCAAGGCTCGTGGTGAAGTTCTTGGCCTTTGGCCTCTTCCTGATCCGCTTCGGGTATTTGATGATCCGCTTCGGGGGTGGGACGAAGGACAGTTGTCCCTCGTCTACGATCTGGTATTTACCGTGCCCGGTGTTGATCACTTGACGGTCCTCGGCTTTTTGGGACGACCGGTGCGGGAGGTCTTGGCGAGCTTGGTCTTGACCTTCGCCCGCGTCTTGAGGGACTTGGCCTTCGACGGGGCGCTTGCCTTGGTCTGAGCCTTGGCGATCTCTGCCGCGACGATCCGGCGATCGTTGCCCGAAAAGCGCTCGACGAAGGCGTCGGCCGCACGTCGGACACCACCGGTCGATCCCGCACTCTGGAGGGCTTGGAAGAAGGCCGGGCCTTCGGCCTGCATGATCGCCTTGCCCGCCTGAGAGAGGTCGGTCGGGGCCATGATCTCCGGCGAGGCCGGGGAGGCGTCGATCGTCCGGGGAGAGCGAGCCCGCTTGATCTGCTCAGGGGTCGAGATCGCCTCCTGGCCCTGTACGAGGCCCCACGTCTCTTTGGCCTGGGCATCGGCGCGGTCGCGGGTGCCCTGGTCGATCCGGGGATTGCTCGCGACGGACCGAAGCGAGCGGTGATGCTGGTGCATGACGTCCAGTAGAGGCTGGCGCTCTGCGTCTGCTTGAGCCCTCATCTCACTCATCCAATCGATCGGAGCGGCGACCTCCGCCGGAGCGGGACGACGAGGACCGGGGCCACCCTCATCGAACGGCATCGGGCCGCGCTGGGGCGCCTGGGGCATCTCCGGGGTCGGACCACGCGGGGAGAAACGCGGATCGGCGGGCGGGCCGATGATGTCGGCGAGCGGCGAATGGACGGGGGCAGACGGTCCCTGGGGAGCCATAGGAGCGGCTCCAGGCGGCCGGGGCGGCAATCCTGGGGCAATGCCGCTCTGATCCGTGGGAAGGCCTCCCTGAGGCATCTGGGGCATCCCAGAGCCCAGGGGATTGCCCTGCGTCGAGCCATAGCGCTCGGTGATCATCCGCATGGGGTCGCCGTAGACGTCCTTGACGCCCGACAGCTTGGCCAGGGTCTTGGCCGTCAGAGCGGCCGTGATCGCGGTGGCACCACCCGTTGCGATGGACGCGGCGCTGAGGCCACCCATGACGATCGGTGCGATCTCAGACATGGCGCCAAGAGCGGCACCCGAGCGACCAGGGGCGCGCATCATCGCGGCCATGGTCTTGGCGATGACACCGCCGCCCTCTGCCCCGGACTTGTCGCTCATCCAATTGACCGCCGACCGGTCCATCAGGGTGTCGACGACGTCGGGACGGGCCTCGAAGGCGCGATCGAGGGTGTCGATGTGCTTGTCGGTGAGCTTCCCACCCTCTTTGAGATAGCGACCGTACTCGGTGAGCATGGTCGTCTGCTCAGGTGACAGGGGAGCGTCTTCGGAGGCGTTGAGAGCGTTGATCCGGTCCTGGGTCGTGCCCTTCATGAGCTTGAGGTTGGTGGCGGTCTCCGCCTTGTTGGACGGATCGCCCGGAAAGGCGTCAGAGCGCATGTGGTCGACGACGCGACCGATCGCGTCGGTGTGCGCCTGATTGGGTGACCTGTACTTGATCGAGCCCGCGACAGAGGCCGGGAGACGAGCGCCCGCGATGATGCCACCGACGCCGACACCCGTTGCGGCGGCGTTGACCGACTGCATCGGGTCGATCGAGGGACCGCCCGCATTGTCCTGGGTCGCGGCGACCTGACCGATCGCGTCGTTGACACCGCCACCAAGGCCCATGATCGCGGAATTCTGGGCACCGCGACCGACCGAGTTGACGACGCCCTGGACACCCGCGCCCTTGACCGGCGACGGACCCGCGAGGGCACGTCCCAGGCCTTCGGCTCCGGGGGTCTTACCGAGGATGCCTGAGGCCTTGAGGGTCGCGGCATCGACACCGGACTGGACCACCGAAGCGGCGGCCGTCGCATCGAAATCGGCCTGTGTGGGCTTCGCCCGACCCTGTTCCTGAGCGTGGGCCTGAGCGTTCGAGCCCCAATACCGTGTGAAAGCATACAGAGCGGCGCCACCGACCGAACCGACAGCGGCACCGACCGGACCAGCGATGGCACCACCGACCGCACCGGCCCCAGCCCCCGCAAGCATGGTCGCCCCGATGCCCGGAAGAGCTTCGGCGGCGGCCTTGGGAAGCTGGCCAGCGGTGTCGATCGGGTGCGCGAGATCGAAGGCGGCGGGCTTGTAGCCGGGGCCAGCCATGCCAGTCGCGAGGTCGCCAGCACCCTGGAGCGCGGACCCTGCGTCGTTGATGATCGAGGATCGACCGGTGGCGTCGGCGGGCTGGGAAAGGGTCGTTCCGACCGCCTTCGCCTCGGCCCCGGCGCCATAGATGACGCCCTTACCCAGGTCGGCCGCGTAGTCGCCCCATGACTGGTTCTTCATCCCGTCGCGGGTGATTTCGCCCTGACGATCCTGGAGGACGGTGAGGACCTGGGTCGGGCTGTAGCCGCCCTTGACCGCGCCCTCGATCTCCCCGCGCATGCCGGGATCGCTCTCAGCCATGATGCTGAGGATTTGGTCGTCCGAGTAGCCCGCGCGGCGGGCCTGATCGATGTCGTCACGCATGGATCAGCGGCCCCCAGGCACGCCGAAGCGGCGCTGTAGACCCTCCATCAGGGGGGAGGTGACCCGAGCCGGGGCGGGAGCCGCCGGAGCGTCACGATAGGGGTTGGCGCTGTCCTTGCCGCGATCGGAGTCGTAGTATCGCGAGCCGAGATCACGGTACGAACCGAATACACCCGAGCGATAGCCGTCCGGGTCGAAGTCGGGGCCGTAGCGCTTGACAGTATTCGCGGCGCGACCGGAACGGGCCTGAACGTCTTGGTTCAGTCCTCCCATGTAACGACCCATCCAATCATACATCTGTTTATTGTTCATCGACGAGTTGCCGGACAGGATTTCAGAAGCAACACGCTTCGCGTCGCCGTCCGTCTGAACTCCCTTCTCATTTCGCAGCGTGTTATTGATCGCGCCCTGGAGGTAGGCGCGGGTGCGCATGGCGTTGGCCGCGCGCGGATCACCCGAGTCCATCAGGGTCTTAAGCTGTGCTTCGGTCTTCCCGATCAGCGAGATGTCGACCTGTCCCTGACGGAACAGATCACGAAGCTCTTCACCGTCCTTCATGAGGCCGATGTTCTTGACGAGGGCGTTTTCGTCGTCGTTCAAGAGCTTGTCCGCACCGGCCGGGGCCTTGGGGTACTTTTTGGCAAGATCACGCTCATCATCAGGAATAGCCTGACGCTCGACGGTGACCTGACCCGTGATCGGGTTGGTCTTTTGGATGATGCGAAAAGCACCGTTCTCCGACTGATCAACCGAAACCTTCGGGGCCTTGGCCGCCAACAGGTTCGCGGTCTGGATTTGCTTCTTAAGCTCCATCGCCTGATCTTCGCGACGGTTCGCGAATACGTTGTTCTTTTCGTTTTCGTCCGCGTTCCGGAAACCGAGGGCGGCCGACGCGTTGCCGGGCGGAGCAATCCAGGCGGCCATGCGCTCCAGGCGCTTGCCGAAGTCGCTCGTGGAGTTGATGCCCAGGAAGCCATCCGACTGAGCCGGAGCCTGGGTCTGGGTCTGTGTCTGAGCGGCGGTCGGATCGCCCCGGAGGCTCGTGTAGGCGGTCGGGACATCGGCGGGGATGCCGGTCGGACGGTTCGGGAGGGCACCCGGCGGACGCGCCGGAAGGGGGAGACCACCCGGAAAAGCGCCGTCGAAAGAGCCACCTAGACCGCCGGACAGGTACCCGGCCGGGTTGGACACGTTGGGCTGACCCGGCATGGCGTTGACCATCATGGGGCCAGCGTCGCGGACCTCGATCGGGCCGATCGCCGGGTTGGCGCGACGCATCATCAGGCCCTGAGGACCCAGGGTCGCGGCCGTGCCGGGGGCGACCTCAGCGGTCTGGAACTGAGGCGACAGAGCCGGGTTCGGGAGCGAGGTGTAATTCGGGGTCTGAGCCTTGCCGGTGGCGGACCAAGCATCGGCCTGAGCACCGGTCGTCTCTGGATCGGGAGCGCCAGCGGTGCGACCGACCGTGTTGTAAAACGCCTGTGCGTTGGCCAGACGACGATCCTCACGAGCCGTGGCCGGGGCCGCGACCTCGTAATTCCGGGTCCAGATCGACTGTCCGGCGCCAATATTATCGCCAGCGGCGAGCAGTTTGTTCAGTACGTGCTTGTGCGAGCCCTGAAGCTCGTTTTTGATGTGCTGGGTCTGGATCGCGGGGTCGGCGTAGGACGTACCCGCCTGGGCGGCGAGGTTGCGTAGGGCGGCGGCGCGGCTGGCGTTCCACTGACCCATACCGATGGAATCGCTGCCATCGGCGCCGTCGCCACGGTTGAGGGCGGCCGGGTTCAGATTGGCCCCGGACTCGCCCATGAGGGAGCCGACCGCGCCAGACGCCGTCTGGGGAGCGACACCAAGCGAGCGAAGAGCGTTGAATACGAGGGTCGCGTTCGAGTAATCGGCCATGGAATCCTTAGAACTTCGTCAGATCAATGTGGAGCATGCCGTCGTGTTCGAAGACGGCGTCCGGACGCACGGCCTGAACTTCCTGGGCCATCGGGCCAACGTGAAGAACATCCGGGGCGTGGTTGTAGGAAAACAGGTAGGTCGGGACGATTTCGTTGAATGTGCCGATCTGACCGGAGTGGACAGTCTTGTATCGACGGTCGCAGAACAGTGAACCGAACATGCCGATGCCCTGACCGATGGTCGAGAGCATGCTGGGGGTCGACGTCGTCTCGGACGTTCCGGTACCGACAGTGTGGGTCGTGCCACCCTTGAGGTCGCCCGTGATTTTGTAATACTCTTGAAGGTTGTTCCAGGGCTGCTGATACTGTGCGTACCAACGCTTGAGGTCGTTATCGAGAACGCTCTGATCGAGGCCCTGAAGACCCATCCCGGCGGCCTGCTGCGCCGTCAGGGCCTTGCCTGTGTTGTCGAACCCGGCCTGAGTGCCGGTGTAGCCCTGGCCAGCGACCGTCGAGCCGAGCGATCCGGCAGCGGCGAGGGCGCCAAGCTGCTGAGAGTTCTGGGCCTGGGCCATCGTGAGGCCCTGGGTGAAAAGGTTGGCGCGGGTGGTCGCGGAAAGGTTCTGAGCCTGCTCAGCAAGACCACGGTTCACCACGCCCTCAGCAAGGGCGGTGCGGTCGCTATTGAGGTTCCCCGATCCAGCCGCGTTGCGGTACAGGCTCGGAAGAGTGCTTTCGGAGGCCTGACGACGAGCGTCGTACATGCCAGCATCGACGATCGCAGAGACGTTCTGGCCCGACGCATACTGGTTGGCGCGGTCGATGTTGCTCTGGGTGTAGTCCGTCCCAGCGGCGGTCTGGAGACCGTTGAGGGCAGCGGTCTGACCAGCCGTTCCGGCGGCAAGCTGTCCGGCACCCGCTCCACCCATGGTGTTGGCGGTATTGCGAGCGGCACCCGTCGACCAGTCGATCGCGTTCTGGAAACCGGCGAACTGGTTCGCGTTTGGCGCCGCGACGAAGTTCCCGAGGTAAGGGTTGGCCTGAGACTTGTCGTAGGCGTTGCTCGCCTCAGACCACGCTTTGTTCAGGTGGACCATCTGCTCCGGAAGCGGACGCTGCGTCGAAGTTTCATCTTTGGTCGTCTTGGTTTCGGATGTCGAAGAGTTCATGCGCGATGGGCGTCCTTTTGGACTTGTTCTTGATTGTTTGTTATTTACGCCGATCGTGAAGCCACAAAGGACGCGCAATACCATCGTCCCAGACGATGGGTGCTGTCTTTCGGAAGCCGAAGCGGGTCATGAAATGATCTTCGCGAGGTCCGACCAGCCAATTGAAGGCGCCGATCACAGGCGGAAGCTTGGGGCGAAGCTCGTCGAAGACCGCATGCATCTGGCGGAGAACGGTCGGGGAGAAGTAGTAGACCTCGGTGTGGACGTAGGTCCGCCACTCTCTGCCGATGTATTCGAGATGCCTGGAGACGATGAAGTGACCCTCAGGATGATCGTAGAGGGTCTCTTCTGGAGTTCTGAAATGCTGAGTGTACGTCACCCAGCTATTTAAGAGCTTTCGTCAGAACGCCTCGATCTTGAAACCAAACCGCTTCGGGTGATAGTTTCCACCGCCTTGGTTTCGAATGAAGATCGTGATCGAATTCTCCGTGAACTCGTAGCCGGTCCGGCGAGCAATCTCCACACAAGACGACCAGTTGTCGTTGAATACTCCGAGCGTCGCCCAACCAGAGAAGAGCACGTCCATATTGGGCAATGGCGTTTCGAAGGTAATGACGTAACAGCCCTGAGTGTCGATTGGGTGCTTGACGATGCTGGCGATGTTGAAACGAGGTCCAGAGATGATCTCGCCGTTACCGTCATTGACCAGGAAGACGCCCTTGACCAGAGCAGTGCCACCACCGCCGCCACCCGATCCGGCCGAGCCGTTTGCGGCGGCCGTGATGCGACCGTCCGCGCCGACCGTGATGTTGGCATTGGTGTAGCTGCCTGCGGTCACAGACGTGTTGGGGATCGAGGTCAGGAAGCCGACGTCGTCGTCCAGATCGCTGATCTTGGTTGGGACCGGCGGCAGAGCCGCGATGTCGGCCTCGATGGCCTCGATCTGGGCCACGGTGTTCGCGATGAGACCGCCGTTGATCGTCAGGGTGTCTTCGCCTCGTGCGATGAGGATCGCGTCGTCGAGTTGGAATTCGCCACCATCGGCGAATTCGGAGATTTTCTTAGCTGCCATGGGTCCTTTTTTCGAAGGTCAGTAGGAGAGGTAGTCTGTGCCGGAGCCGACCAAGATCATGGTCCCATCCTGCGATGTGATGGTGTTCACAGCCTCGATCACGAAGGCGCCCGCGTTGGACATCATGACCGTCCAGAGGGAGCCATCCGGGCTCTGCCACGTCGCGCTCGTCGTGATGGCGTTGGGATCGGCCGCTCCGCCGGTACCAGCCGGGACCTCGCCCTCTTCGATCGCCGTGATGCGGCCGTCCGAGCCGACCGTGACCTTGGAGAACTCGTAGGTGCCGGGCTCGACACCTGTGTCCGCGATCCTCGTCGTGATCTCTGTCGCACCCGTGCCGATGACGTCGCCGACGAGGCTGATCGAGGGGCCGATTGTGAAAAAGCGGGTCTCCCCGGCCGTCCACTCTGCTTGACGGGGCATTTCGAATGCCGTCGTCCAGAGGCCGCCATCAGGTTGCTGGACGCGACCGGAGATCAGGGCGCCATCAGCCGTCGTGGCCGTGATCCTGACGCCCTGGACATCGACCGGTGCTGGGAAGGTCGCGGTGACGGCTTCGGGGGTCCTGGTCTGGACACCTTCGACCTCTTCACCACCGACGATGAATGCAACCTCTGCGTCAAACGAGCGGCTGAAGGGAACATCGACGACGAGGCGCCACGTGTCAGAGATGCCAGCGCTCGTCTGCGAGCAGAACGCCACCGGAACCGCTTCGGTGGTCGTATCCTGTTCCGAAATAGCGATGATCCGACCTGAAGCATCGCACGAGATGCTTGGGTTCGAGTACGTTCCGGCCATCGCACCCGTGGGTCGCAGACGCAGGCTGAAGTTGCTTCCGGAAGGCGCCACGATGAGGTCAGCCGAGTCGACCGGGTACATGATCGGCGGGATGACCGTGGGCTCGATCGTGGTCCAGGTCAGGCCCGTGTCTGTGCGGGTCAGGACCTGTCCTGTCGTACCTCCGTCTGGTAGCTCGATCGGCAAATCGCGCCAGATGACGCCATCCACGCCGTCCGCCGCAAGGTATTGCCCAGCGACGCCGTTGAGGGGGATCGGGCTCTCCGGCTCTACTCCAGCCTCGATCGAAGCAATGCGCCCGTCTGCTTGGACCGCGATCGTGGCGTTGAGGTAGACGCCGGGCTCGACGCCCGTGTTCGCCAGGGTGACTGTCGTACCGTCAGAGGTGCCAATTCGTACCTCCGCCAAAGCATCGGCGAGGGTGCGGATTGAGCGCTCGATCTTCCGATTTTCGCGATCGAGGTACAGCGAAACCGTCTCCGGCCGGACAGAGAGGTCCGGCTGGAACGTGTAGCGATAGATGTCGAGCGGGAGCCTATAGTTCACCGCGACCCCTGGACGTCGAAGTCGATGTCGAGCGCGGAAATCTTGGCGTCGTACACGTCGTCCTCGTAGAGGATGCGAAGATCGAGGAAGCGACCGTATGCGATGTGGTCAAGCTGGTAGTTGAGGCCGTCCGCCGTGTAGGGGAGGTACGGTCCCATCTCGACCGGCGTGTTGACGTAGTCGTATGCGCCCCAAGCAAACTGGAGGGGCTCACTCGACGGGTGAAGATCAGCGGCTGGGTAGATCGTCTTGAGGGTCTTGTACCCACGAAGATCAGGAGCAAGCTGATCGACGTTGATCAGCCTGTTCCGAACGACCATCGGAGCGTTGTACTCAGGGGCAACCTGTCCGGACGGGTTCGCCCGGAATTGGTCGAAGCTCAAGATGACGGCGCCGTCAGTCAAGACGATGGGATCGGTGTCTGCCATGCCCGTATTTACGCGTCCGCGATCAATCGATGATGCGGACGACGACGTTTGCGGTCGACGTCGTTCCGTAACGGTTCGTGATCGTGTAGCTGAAGCGATCATCCACCGGCTCGAAACCTGGGTCGTATGGCTGTACAGCCGGGTAGTCGATGGTGAGCCCGATGGCGAAGGCACCAGTCGCGTTGGCGATCGTGTACTCAGGCTTCGCCTCTCCAGCCTCGAACGTTCCGAGGTCCGAGTAGAAGACGCCGTTTCCGGCGTTGTAGGGGCTGGTCGTGACCCCATCCTCTACGCCAGTCCCGGTCGCGATCGGTCCGGCGCCTACAGCGGCGATCAAGTAGTGCGCTGGGCCAGCGGTGTTCGCGAAGAACGGAACCGGGACCCCGTTGGTCGGCGACGCGGCGTATAGATCACGCACCTCGATGGTCGGGATGCCCGCCGTGCCTCGAAAGAAGCTCTGTGCACGCACGACCGGGCGAGAGTCCGCGACCTGAGTGGCCGGGAAGACCTCGAAGGTCCGGACATCAGGCGCAGGGGCAGGGGAGGCCATGATCTCCGCCATCCACGCGCTGTCTACGACGCGCTTGTAGGCGCGCGTCCTGATCGCATAGCCGGGACCAATGAAACCGAATAGACCTTGGCCGCCAGAATAGAAGAACTGTCCTCGTGCGCCATCCCAGGCGACGCTCGCCTGAATAATGCTCGCGGGGTAGTTGAACGTGACCGATACTTCGAGGTTCTTAAGGTCGACGATCGACGTGTATGAACTGGTCCCGTCGTTGTACCCCATGAGGTTCTTCAGCGGGACGCTATTGCGACCGGGGCCGAAAAGCTTTTTGATCGAGTCGAAGCCTTCGGTGTACGCCTTGAAGCCGATCTGTTGACCCGCTAGGTTGTATTTGTAGAACCCTACCGACTGAACGTAGACGATCAACTCTTCGCCGTTCACACAAATGCTTCGAACATCTGCGCCGGGCGTGATGGCGACTTCAGCAATCGAGTCCCCGTTGCCAAATCCGATCTTGCCGTTGAGGGTGTAAGCGATATTGCCTCGACCGTCTCCGTCGATCAAAGAGCCGTTTCCTGCACCGAGCGGGTTCGCGACCTTCGTGGTCGTTACGATGACATCTCCGGTCTCCGAGCGCGTGAAACCGACCTTCATCAGGTTGTGGTTTTCGAACACGTAGCCAACGAAGATGACTTCGGCAGAGTCGGCCGAATGCGTGCGCAAAGAGCAGAGACGATACGAGCCCAGATTGGGAATGTAGTTACAAAAGCCGGTTCTGAGGTCGATGTAACAGAGATCGAGGAAGTCCGCCCTCGTATACACGAAAACATCACACTCGCCGCACGAAACGCCGGAAACATAATTTGCCTGATGCCCGTAGCCCATATCAACGGCAGGGCCGAACATCGGGACCAGCGGGAATTCCTCGCCTGTCTCCAGAGAGAAGCTCCGCATCGTATTGGCGGTGAAGTCGGGGTAAAAGACCTTTCGACGCTCCGGATTGAAGACCACATACCGGTCGTCGAGGCTGTAATCGGGCTCCTGGGGGATGTCCTCCTGAAGATAATCGCCTTCTTCGATCGTCTCATCGTACAGGACCTCGAACCCAGGCGCGAGTTCGGTTGTCGGTCCTTTACGCACGTCCACGATGTCGACACCCAGGAAGACATCGCCCAGCTTAATCCGGTAGTCGAACGTGGGGGAAGCATCGGAGCCGACAAAGACGCGATGTGTCGAGTCGAGATCAGTCCGACCATTGGTCAAACGGCCTCCGCCTGCGATCGGTCCACGCTCTTCTCCACCAGACGCGGGACGACGTATGGGCTTGCTCAGGCTGACCAGACCGGTCGTCGTGTCCAGGCGGGCGATCAAATTCGACGGCTGAGTAATCGACGCAATCCGAATACCCGTGCCCGTATCGTTGTCGAGGAACGTCGATGCTGCAAAGTCTGCGAACTCGACATCAACCGGGGCGGACAAGACTTCAATGGAAATTTCGTCATCGTTCGCCTGGACCGGGTCCGGCGTCTCTAGCTCCGGGTCCGGCTCCGGGGCCGGGGGAACCTGTGACCTCGCGATGAAGAGCGGCGACGGCCGGGACCGGTCGGTGTAGTATTGCCACGAGTGGGGCTCCAGAGCCCAGGTCTCAGTCGAAGCAAACTCCTCCCACCGCTTGCCAGTCGACGCCGAAACGACGGCCGCACCCAAGACAAAGGGAAGATCATCGAAAGACCACTTGCCCTCTTTCAAGTTGAAGACGGCCGCTCGGTTGCAGCCTGGAGCCGGGACATCGCCCTCGGGGAGCTTGAACTTGCAGTCCGGGTGCGTCGAAACATGGCAGAACATGATTTCATTGCGCTCGGCAATGTAGACGACAAAGAACTTCGCCTTCTCATCCATCACAAGGTGGTCATAGATGTCCCGGCGAACAGTTCCATCGACGATGTCTTGTCGAGCCAAGCCGTTGTGGGTCCAGATGCTTTCCGGCCCGAACACAAAGTGGTTCGAACTGACGTCGATGACGCAGTTCTGTGAGATGACACCCGAGTCGGACTCGAATACGCGACGGTACCGGAAGACCGCGTTGTCATACGTCGGCTCCATCGTCCAGGTCGACTTGGTCCCGTACAAGAACATCCGGTCCTGCATTGGCCACCCGTCCACCAGAGCGCTCGGAAGATCAGCGAGGACGTTCGAGGACGCTGAATTGTCGGTGTCTGCGATCCAGATGTCGGCCGGATTGTTGTAGGTGGTGTAATCTGAGTTGAGGACCATCGTCGGATAGTCACGGCCGTCCCGCTGGATACCGATCGCAATGACCTGACCGTTCAGGGCGCGGATGGACTTCGCGCGCCAAGTCCTGTCCCAACCCTTGACCGGCTCGAAGCCCTTACCACCTTTGCGCATACTCCAGAGAGCGCGATCCGGACGGTTCGAATAGATGACGCTATTGGTCTCAGCCCAGGTTCCGGGTTCGTCGTAGTTGTGACCGGTCCACGATGCCGGGGTCAGATCGCGCTGAAGACCAGCTTCGCCGTTGTTGCCACGCTGGTTCCAGCGGACGATCCGGCCATCCTTGAAGGTGATCAAGTATTCGTAACCACCGTCCGGGAGACCGTAGCCGATGACACTCTGGGGATCGTTGCCCGCCACCGTGCCAGACTTGCGAAACCTTGGGCCACGCCAGATCGAGCCATCACGAAAACGGGTGTTGTTGGCCGTCGTCCACTGGCGGGGGTCAGTCGCGGAAAACGGATCGGAGTCGGTGTTGACCCCGACCGCGCCAAGCTGTCGGAAAGGAATGATTGCCATGAATGCTTACGACCACTTCAAGAAAACGAAACCGACCGCACCCTTCGTGCCGACCGCTGCGATGCCGTTGCTTCCCGGCTCACCACCGTCGCCGACGATGACTGTGTAGGTCTGACCGGGGATCGGAGCCGGTCCGCGCGAATTGGGGATGGCAACGTCGCCGATCTTCCAGTTGACGGTCGCCTTGCCCGATGCGCCACCGGCACCGCCCTGGCCACGGCAGTCGCCGAAAAAGCACGCTCCAGCGCCCCCAGGAAGGCCGCCGCCGAAAACGTTGGTATCGCCACCTGAAGCGCCACCGAGAGGCCCTGTGACCCCTGTACGGGCATTGGCGGGGTATCTGCCGCCCTGGCCACCGCCACCGCCGCCTCCGCCGCCCCCGGTGATGACATTCTCACCCAAAGACGAGTTCTTCCCGTCGAAGCCGTTGACACCGCTCGCGACCGTGCTCCCGCCGTCATAGACAGAAGAGCCGGGACCACCGGAGCCGCCCACGGCTTCGCAGTAGAGCTTGGTGTAGGTCGGACAAAGCCAATTATAGGTTCCGGCGACGTCGAAGCGGATTTCACCGGCCGACGTGTTGGACACGCATCTGAAATCCTCGATCGAGATGGCGCCGGAGGCCGGGACCTGCGTGATCGAGGCAGGGACGTGGGCGCCCCCGCGATAGAAGTCCGTCAGGGAGATGTTGGTCAGCGACACGCCGAACTCGCTGGCGATGTCGGTGAGGCTGATCGGACCAGAGCAAGGGATCGTCATCTTAGAAAGCCCTCGCGGTCACGTTGCCACGAAGCTTGAGATCACCATCCTTCGTGAGCAGCATCTGGAGGACGCCGTTGGTGTAGAAGTTCATCGACTTGTTCGCGACGTCGACGACGATCGAGTGGCCCGAAGCAAAGTCGAGATGAGGGTTCCCAGCGCCGTCCACGTAGAGGGCGTATGCTTCGCTCCCGACGTTGAGACGGGGAACCGTGAGGGCGCCGGTCAGGGTACCGCCGCTCTTCAGCGCGAAGTTGCCTGTTCCCAGGCTCGTCGCGAGGGTCTCCAGGGTGCCCGTCAGAAGGCCCTTGCCGAAAGCAGACAAGACCAGGGTGTCGGCGCCGCTCGTCGTGTAGATCGGCACGCCGTCAGCCGTGCGGGGCGTCTTCATGAGCGGGTTGTTGAGGTCGGTGTGGGTCGAAGTGACCGGTCCACCGAGCGCGGGGAAAGTCGCGACAAGCTTTCCCTTGATGAGGCGGATGTGACCCGGACCTTCAGCGATCGGGTCGCCCTGGGGCGGATTGGTGGGGTCGAGGTCGGCGATCCAGTCTGCGGTTTCGATAGTCATGCGGCTCCAGGCAGGGTTTCAAAGGTTTGAGATGGTCCCAAGGACCGTCTGGTATTTACCCTGCGCGGAAAAGCTCAGAATTCACTCTTATATTGAGGTTTTGAAGCTCATAGCCGTAAATATGGTTATGGCCCAACGCAATCCGAAACCAAGAGACGTCGAGTACGACGCTTTCATCAACATGCATCACCGTTGTTTCAATCCCAAGCACAAGCAGTACAAGGACTACGGCGAACGCGGTATCTGGGTCTGTGCTGAGTGGGTCGATAACTTCGACCAGTTCCTCACGGACGTCGGTCGAAAGCCTGATCCTTCACTGACCCTGGACAGGATCGACAATAGTAAAGGGTACGAGCCCGGAAACGTGCGTTGGGCCTCCAGACAGACCCAGAGTCGGAACATTAGGTCCAATCGCTGGATCACGGCCTTCGGCGAAACGAAGCTCTTGTGTGAATGGGCCGAAGAATACGGCATCACATCCCAACTGATCCGAAATCGCGCGACGATGGGGTGGCCGATCGAAGACGCCATTGCGAGGCCAATTCAAAAGTCGTCGAGGTGGAAACACTATAATATCGACGGTTACAACATGACCTGTCACGGTCACGCCAATCGTCTGGGATTGTCGTCTCCAGGTCTGAGCTACCGTATGGCAAAGCATGGCATGAGCATGGAAGAAGCCATTGCCGACGCCCAGAGAGCAAAGAAGTGACTGATTTCACTGCGACGAAGTCGCTGAACTACCTCAACCTCATTCCTGAGACCCTGTGAACATGATCCCCGCAACTTTGAACCTGACCGGGTACGACGACCTCGACATCAACGACGTCGACGGTATCGTCACGAACGCCTTCAATGCAAACATCGAAGTCCGAGAAATCCACGTTACTTTCAAGACCTTTGCGAATTGGCAGAAACAGGCGCGGAAGAACGCGTTGATCGATCGCATCAATGACGTCCTCGATCTGCCCGACGACGCTGCCAAAGCTGATGAGCTTGCCGCGATCCTGGAAAACTTCGATCGCAGGATCGATGGCTCGATCGAACAGATCGTCACCTCGTGGGGTACCGTCAAAGTCTTCCCCTTCGATCCTCGGGACGCATGATGGCCCTGATCGAAGAAAAGCACCTCGAAGCCCTTCGGGCCGACCTTCTCAACTCGCCGTCTACGCTTGTGCTGCGTGATGCGGCGTCTCTCTCAGAAAACGAGTTGATCTCCCACATCGGCAGCCGAGCCCGGCGGAAGATCAAGACAGAGGCCGTCGTCCTTTCCCGTCGCGCCCACAAGACGCTTTCCAAAGAACTGGCGCCCGAAGAGGACGAAGGGATGATCAATCGCGTGATCACGTCCTACCGGGACATCGCCCTCATCGTGGATCGGCAATCGTGATCAACGCCCACAACGCCGCCGGGACCGCCACCACCGAAAGGTCGGTGGCGGCCCTCATCACCTTGAGGATGCAACGCGAGATAGACCTGAAAGCGATCTTCGCGGCACTGAACCTGGAGTACGGCACCGACACAGTCGACGACGCGGTTGCCATGATCCAGGAGCTTATTGAGACCTTTTCCAAGTACGAAAGCCTTTGCAAATGAACCTCAACACCATCGAAGAAATCCTGACCGGCCTCGTTACCGTGGTCCAGAAAGTCCAGGAAGACGAGAAGACCCGTGAAGCCGCCAAGCACGCGGAAAGCGCCAAGTGGCACAGCGACAACTATGTCGAGGCGCTTTTCCAGGCAGCGAAGACCATCCCTGTGTCGAAGGTGTACGGCCCCGACCTCGTCGAGACCATCGCCCAGGTGATCAGAGATGACCTCCAGGCCGAAGCAACGGTTTCCCTGGCCTCTGGTACCAAGATCAACGTCGAAGCCGATCCTGAGGCCGTCCAGGAGCTTGCAGAGGCCATTGCGTCGAAGTTGAAGGCGGAGAGGATCGTCCGGTGACGTACTTCACCGTTCACGACCTTTGTTTTCTCCGGGACGGCATCACCCTCGACGAGGTTGAAGACGAAATCTATGATCGGATGATAGGCGATCCGAAAATGAAGTTCGCGGTTGTCAAGGCAGAGCACTTCGATCTTCTGGCCTCGGTGCATTCACCGAATGGCGACGTCATCCGGATCGACAAGGTCTTGGTAAGGTGGGGCCTTTTCGAGCGAGACGATTTTCGCGAAGCGAACGACGCTATGATGAAGCGAGGTCTCATTCGCTGAACGACGAAGGCCCAGAGGATCATCCCCTGGGCCTTTTTCTTGGGTCAGTACCCCTGGATCGTCAGAAAGGATGCTTCGCCGGTCGTGGCGTCGATGACGGTGATCGAGCGGGGGCGTCTGCGTTCGATCTCCGCCTTCGTCCTGGCGGAGGATACCTCGTAGTCGTACTCGGATTGGCGGACGAATTCCTGGAACTCGGCATCGCGCTTTGCTTCCCGAACGCTCTGCTCAAGCTTGTCGATACGGTTCTGGAGCCGTCTGGTCTCTGCGTCCATGGCGGCGGCCGACACGGTCAGAAGAAGGGTCGCCGCGATGGTTGTGATGATCCTGGTCATGGTCTCTCTCAGATGATGATCCGGAGAGATTCTCACGAGCGGGGAATCCCGTGAAGCGATACGCCTGAGGGTGGTAAACGGCGAGTAGAGGATCAGGCGGCGTAGAAGGCAGCGATCTCTGCGACGATGGGGTCGAGCTTCCTCTTCCTGGCGCCGCATCGACCGACCGGGAGGTAGAGGGCGCCAAGGGCTCCCATGCCCTGTTCACGCATCCTCTTTTCGACGGTCTGTTGGCGGACTCCGAAGATGAGCGCCCAAGCGGTCAGGCACCGTTCTTCACCGTTCAGGGTCACCCGGACGGTGTCGCGACGGTTTGCGGCCTGTTCTTCACGGGTGGCCCAGCGACAGTTTTCAGGACAGTAGTTTCCATCGTTATTGCGACGGTCAAGGGTATACTCTGGGCCGGGCTTGGGGGAAACATCCTCGACGAAGGTCCAGAAATCGTTGCTCCAGCGGTCACAGACCGTGATACCACGGCCGCCGTAGCTTTCGTATCCATCGCTGTTCGGTGTTTGGCAGCGGCGTCGCATCATTCTCCATGTAACGTAGAGGGGATGCTTGTAGGCGGGGGTATTGGACATGGTTCCATTGAAGTACGTGATGGAACCTGGGTAGACGGTCGATGGAAAGGGGGTCGATATCTTTTTTGGGACGTTTCGGCCCAGGGGTGTCAGAGCGTTGGGGGAGGTTCGTGGAGACGATTTGCCAAATCGATCGCTGGCCCGCGTTTACTAAACTCCCCGAAAGGTCGATCGGGGGTCTTGACAATTCCGAAAAAAGAATACCTTGGGCATAGGGAGGCTCATTGACTGAATTATTTCAAATACTTACGCCTCCCCTGCCCCATCTGTACTTCATCAATACTGCGGCTGTGCTTCGTTGCGACGCGATAGACTCGTGTCGTGATCTGTTCCTGATCTTTTCGGAATTCATCCGGACATTGGGCGGACATTGGCCCGTCATGTGGGTGCGGTAAGGTAAACGCCATCTTTACCTTGACATTGCTGTCGAGTGTTGGCCTCGCGCGTCCGCCTGTGCTTGGAATACCTCGGAAAGGCCCGTTGACATTTGCAAACGGTCGTGAGCAAATGTGTTCACAGGCGGAGTTGAGCACATGTCCCTGAGCTTTGTTTCCTACCGGCGCGTTTCTCACGAAGATCAAGGCATCTCGGGTCTTGGCCTCGAAGCCCAGGACGCGGCCATCATGGCTCACGTCCAGGCCAAGGGTGGGAAGCTGGTCGGTGAGTTCGTCGAGGTCGGCTCGGGTGGCGACGATGATCGTCCCGAGCTTCTCAAGGCCCGTGCTGCGGCCTCGAAGCACAAGGCCATCCTCATCGTGGCGAAGCTCGACCGCCTGAGCCGTGATCTGGCCTACATCGCGACCTTCCTCAAGGGTGAGAAGAAGGGGAAGCGCCACGTCGCTCCCGAGTTCGTCGCGTGCGATATGCCCCACGCCGATACCCCGATGCTGCAAATCATGGGTGTGTTCGCTGAGTTCGAGCGCAAGCGCATCTCTGTGCGCACCAGAGAGGCCCTCAGCGCCTTGAAGGCCCGTGGGGTGAAGTTGGGCGGGACGAACATCGAAGGCGCCTGTGCGGCCTCTCTGGCGAAGCGTCAGGCCAGTGCATCGGAGATGAAGGCGCGGGTCATGCTCTCGATCAACGACATCCGGGGATCGGGCATCACGACGCTCAAGGGCATCGCCGAAGCGCTGAACGATCGCGGGATCAAGACGTCGCGTGGTGGTGAGTGGTCTGCGACCCAGGTCAGCCGGGTCATGATGTAACAATGTTACATCTGCCCTCGGCGACAGCGATATGCTCTATCTGAGCATAATCAAAGCTCGCGAGGACGAACCGTTCTTTCTTCTCTACTGGATAGTCCCCACAATCGTCCCACAAGCCCATACAGAGGCTTCTCCACGATCCCGCTACTATGCCGCCGATACTCATCAACGCCTCTGTACGGACCTCTGGGGCGATGTCCTCGACGACGATCAGGTAAGACCATCACCGCGACCGTCTCCCCATCCTCCAGGGGAACGTCGGCTCATCTTGGTTCGAGCGTTTCGCTCATCTTGGGCACGGCGTCGTCCTCATCTTTCCCGTCACGTTCCCCGTCATGTTCTCCTACGGGCTGATCGACGATCCATGGCGGAATTGGTAGAGCGTTCCGGATCAGGATTTGCTTGACGGTGGCGATGAGGATGGGGCTGTGCTTCATGCCTCTACTTACTCGTGGGCATGTGTTGCAAAAATGACACGCCCCATTAAGACCTTCCGGATCAGCGTCCACATCACTCTCTTCTTCCGACGAGGCGCGCCATCTTGTTTGTTTCCCGACGAGATCGATGACCTTGTTTCCTTCGACACGAGATCAGCGACCTTCTCCTTTCGCGACATCCACGTCGAAGACGTCAAATCGAAGCGAACGAAGAACGAGGGCTTGTCCTCGTTTTTCGGGCGCGAGATTTGCGCACGGGCGAGCGAAGCGAGCTTGGGCGCCTTCACCTTCCTTCAAAAGTCATAGATATACAGTAGATTACTTACAGTAGATGCTAACGCATCAATGAATCTACTGTATATCTACTGTAAGTATCTATGACTTTTCGTCGAAGTCGAACTCCTATATCTATGACTTTCGACTGCTCGTGGTTCCTATTGGAAGCCGCGCTTCCTCTGATCGATCTCGGCACGCAGGTCGTCGAGGGCCGTCTTCTTCCGGAACGGGTCGCTGATCTGGCCCTTGACCTCGATCAAGCTGTCGCTGATGAGACCGAGCAGATGGACGTAGCTCGACTTGAACTCGTTGTTCTGGTTCTCGATCCTGGCGACACGTTCACCAAACCGAGTTGGGATCAGCGTGTCCTTGACGTCCATGCCGGTCACTTCGGCGACGAGGCCACCGAGGTGGTGGAACTTCTCATGGTTCGTTCCGAGATAGTGTTCGAACTCGGCTTTGCGAACCGACTCTTCATAGACCGTATTCGCCAGGGACTCGACGTTTCGGAACTCTGCGGTGATGGTGTTGGCCACGTCCTCGATCTCGATCACGGCTTCCTGGAGTCCATCGAGCCGATCGTTGAGCTTCTTCAGTTCGGCGGTGTTGGCTTCGATGGCCTCTTTGTTGGCCTGGGTGAGGTCCAGGAGGGCGTTCAGTTCTTCGGGCGAGATCATGCCTTCGATCCTCCCGACGCCGTCCTGGTGGCCTTCTGAGCCGTCTGGGACTTCCTGCGCGCGGCGTACCCACACCGATCGACGAACTGTTGAGCGACCAAGCCCATGGCCTTCTGCTTGGGCGTGATGAACAGCGACGTCATGGCATCGGCCACGAGCTTCTGACCGTCCACGTAGATGGTCGCCACCGGCATCAGGTTGCCATCCTCGTCGGCGGTGAACGTGACGTGGACGTACTGGCGCTCGAAGTAGTTGAAGCCGCCATCGTGGTCCGAGATCACACCGTACAGGTCCTCTGGATCGTTCAGGGCAATGCGGTCGCGAAGCTCATGGACGAACGTCTCGCTGAAGGTGCCTTTGCTTTCGTTGACATCGATGATCTTGTTCTCGAACGACGTCGCCTTCCGAAGTTGAACGTTCCGGCTGAACTGTCCCCCGTTCTTCTTTTGAATGTGGTGCGCGGGCAGGACCCAGGCATCGATCGAGAGCTTATACCGAAGGTTCTTCTGGCGCTTCCGGACCTTGCCGGTCTTCTGGCACGTGTACTCCAGAGGCTTGTCGTCGTTGTCGATCACGCCGACCACGGCGTAGGTCACCATGTCGATCGGCATCATCGGACCGACGCTCGGGTGATGTGCTGGGGTCCAGGTCGTGGCAGGCAACGGTTCAACCACGGGTGCGGGCGCGGGCGCCTGGACCGGCCCAGGGGCAACGATGGTCGACGTGATGCTGATGGTTTCGTTGGTGGCCAGCTTCCGGGCGGCCATTTCCGCCCGCATCTTTGCCAGGGCGCCCGTCTGACGGGGCATCCAATGTGTCGTCATACTATGTCTTTTCCTCAAAACGATACGACCCCGAAAAGGGGAAGATGTATTGTCTATGCAGGACCGCTGATCGCCCCGTCCATATTCTCGTGAGCCCTCGAAGAATAATGACGCCACGGCGGTCGGCTCGGCATCATGCCGGTCATGATGAGTATTGATCACAGCGACAATCGCCGTTTTGCTACGTCGTTCGAGGAATACGTTGCTCGGGAGAACATGGAGCGGGTCCAGCGGAACCGCCTCATGCTCATGAAGCACGACCGTCTGAAGACGCTTTCCGAAACCCACCCCTTCCAGTTCCAGGTGCGACACCTTCGGCACCTCATGGCTTCGCTCACGGCCAACATTGGGCAGTTCATCGAAATCCAGAATGGCGTGTTCGAGTGGCTCGACGAGCATGCTCCGGGCTACGAGGTCTCTGATAGCTTCGAATGGATCATGATCCCGGACCTCGTCAGCGCAATGGCCTTCAAGATGCGATGGGCTTGATCCGACCCGGTACCCCTCGATCCTCCCCGGACCGCTTCGCAGCCCTGGCGACGGCATCCCTTGCGGCTCGCTCAGCCTCGTTGGCGCGCATCCGCTCCGCCCTCGCCTGTCGGATCGTTTCGGCGACGGCTCTGGCAATGGCGCTGGGCATCCGGCGACCATAGCGATCGTCGAGTCGGTGCCAAGCTCATTTGATGGCGTCCCCATCATGGCCGCTTGAAGATCGAGGCAGCGGCGGCCGACAGCTTCATCCCGGCCAAGGCAGCGGTCGGGATCGATGGGAGCGGTATCGGGAGGTGGTGCTGAGCCCGCGCCGCCTCTCGTTTTGCAGCCCTGACGCGAATGATGTCGGACCTTACACGCCCAAATATCACCCGATCCTTAACCACCGCGACAAGCGGAGCTAAGATAATATCCCTTGAGGGTCTTATTGCGGGGGATAAGGGTGGAGAAGAAGGCGGTTCTACCTGGAGAACCGGCGCTGAAGAGGAAGCGGCAGAAGGGGTTTTCGGGAGGGTTGGCGCAAGAATCGAGCCATACTCGGGGCCGAACCGAAAATGATTTGGGGTGTCCCGGAACGTCTTGGTGTTCTCGACGAAGTAGCAGACGGTGTCGTCGTTCATCTTAAGGATGAATTCGACCCGCACCAGGGCATCGCGACAGGACCGGATTCGCTGTCGCGTCCACGGCTTGCCGTTCGAATCGCACGACCCGCACCAGACCCTGAAGCGTGGGTGGTCCTGGATCGTGGTCGCGAACGCGAAGCTCTCCACGTCCCTGGGCGCAAGCCTCGCCAGGAACAGGCCGATCTTGGCCGCGTCCTCCCTCACCCGGCATCGAGGGAGATCACCCAATGCCGTCGTCAGCCGCTCCTGGAGCAGCCCATAGATATCCGTTCCCACGACCCGTCTCCCGACAGGTGCCGTAAGGCCAAGCGCCATCGATCCCTCTCACGAGGGTCTTGACGCCAAAGATAAGGGAGTTTACGAGTCGGGATACTGATTGCCCGATCTCGTAGACCCCGTTTCAGCAAGCCCGGTCCGCCAAGACCGGGCTTTCTGCTTTTTTGCCCCTACGACACGACCCAAACCCTCATGCGATTCGCCCTCACCCTGTTGACAGGCTGGGGACAAGCTCCGAGCGATTGCACGTGGCGGACGCAAGGTCAAGAATCCCTCTGGGGATGATTTCCGATCGTCATGATGACGGCCTGCCCTCGTCTTGGCGATCCGTCAGTTTTTCGTTGTACGAATTATCGATGCTTGGGTTTTTCAGCAAAACGCTCAACTTGGCGATCAACTTCGATCCAGGTTCTCCGGACGTTGATCCCCAAGTTGAGCGATCCTGTACCATTTCGACCGCTCGCCTCGCCAAGGCATTAACTGTCCGTTAAGCAATGCCCCTGTGATGTGCGGGTATGCTCTTGCAGTGGTGTGCGGCCGTGCGGCCGTGCCGAACCAGAACCGTGCGACCGTCCCGGAGCCGCCATGAAGACGCTTTCCCTGGTTTCCCAAAAAGGCGGCTCCGGCCGCACTACCCTGTCGCTTCATCTCGCCGTCGCGGCTGAGCGGGCTGGTCTCATGACGGCCATCGTCGACCTGGACCCTCAGGCATCGGCCTGGAAATGGTCTCAGCGACGCAAGGGCCAGCCGCCGGAGGTCATCACGGCGGTGGCGGAGCAACTTGAGGAACTCAAGCGGAAGGCTTCGGAGGGCCTCGATCTCCTGATCATCGACTCGGCCCCACACGCGGATCGCGCCGCGCTGATGGCATGCAAGGCCGCCGATCACATCTTGATCCCCGCCCGCGCCAGCATCCTTGACCTGGACGCCCTCACCCCGGTGCTGGACCTTGTCGAGATGGCGCGTAAGCCCGCGACTGCGGTCCTCAACGGGGTGAGCACCTCGACGAGTGTGGACGTCGACGAAGCCAAAGAGGTCATCCGCGCCCGTGGCGTCGATCTCTACCCGGAGTACATCCACGAGCGGGTGGCGTTTAAGCGGGCGCTGATCGCGGGCCAGACCGTTCAGGAGGTCGGCGCTGATCCCAAGGCGACGAGAGAGATCGAGGGGCTGTTCTCCTGGGTGTGCGCGACGCTGAACCTCACCATGACGGAGAAGGCGGCATGAGCACCCCAGCAAGAGCCCGCCCGAGCCTTCTGGACGCGGCCACGGATCAAGTCGCCACCGGCCGCCCTGCCCCTGAGAAGCCCCCGAAACAGTCGTCTGAGATCGTCGAAGAGGTCGTCCTATCGAAGCCTCAGACTGTATCGTCGAAGCGCATCCGTCCCCCCAGAAAGCGTGTTGCAGCCGACGATCCGCGTGGGATCACGGTGTGGGTCGAGCCGGACGTCTTCCGCGCTCTGAAGCAAATCGGTCTGGCCGAAGCTCTGTCGATGCGGGAGATGATGACCGACGCCATCGCGGGATACCTCCGAAGGAAGAAGCAACTGAGTATCGCTAAGTCCCCGCCACCAAAGTCGTAACCGACGCACGGCTGTGCGGTCGCACAACACCAGGATCGCATGACCGCAACGTTGTGCGATCCTTCGTCCGCAACACCGCACATCACCAGATGATCACGGCCGTGTGACCTTTCTTTCGAAGGGTTGTGCGGCCATGTGGAACTGTATCCACAGGATCGCACGGCGGTGCGGCCGTGGCTGTCTTGTTTCACACGGCCGCACGGCCGCATAGGTGTTGGACCGCACGGCCGCACGGCCGCACGGTCACAGACATGCAGCCCTGAGACCCCCGATGCGCCGTATCGCCCTGACTCTCTCCCTGATCCTCGCAGCCACCTCTGCGGTGGCAGAGCCCGCCTACGTCGGCACGTGGACGATGCGCCCCGGTCCGGGATGCCTCTCACCGGTCACGATCACGGCGACCAAGGCTGAAGCCGACGAGTGGCAATGCTCCATCCCTCCCACGAGGCCCCAGGCGGGCGTTTGGCGGATGACGCTCCAATGTGCCCAGGAAGGTGAGGAATACGCTCACAGGGCAACGTGGCGCGTCCAGGACGGCAAGCTGATCACGATGGTCGGGCGGACCCGCGAGGTCTACCGCCGCTGCCCGCGCTGACCCCCGTTTACCAACCCCGAACCCGCCCGCTTGACGGCGCCCAGCGCCGTGGCAGTTTGAAGGTACGACACGGGTCCTGGCAGCGCAGGGGACCACGGCGACGTCTCTCCCCTGCGCGCTGGAGACCTCGATGTCGCTCGATCCCTCGCCCATGCCTGTCCACCCCGTCCCGCCCGTCTCTGACGCATCGTGGTGGGGGCTGACCTATGTCCAGCGCAATGCGCTCTTGGGGCTCATCACCGGCACGGTCGAGGCCGGTGACGGTGGCCGGATCGTCCCCAATCGCTGGGTGTACGCCAACATACCCGACTGCGGTCGCAACCTCCACGCCCTCTGCAAGATCGGCTTCGTGGCCGAGTACCCCCGACACGAAGGCGGGTACGCCCGCGTCGGTCTGAGCCCGGCCGGTGAGGCATGGATGATCCGCAATCTCCGGATGCCCGTCGACCTCGATGACCGGCGCCGATGGGTCGCCGACAACGTGGCGCGCCTCGTGTGGCGAAAGGGGAAGACCCGCGCGATCACCCGCTCCCGCCCCCACTGATCCCCGTTTACCAATATCCGATCCGAACGCTTGCACTATTTCGGATCGGTGGAAGCGTCGATCTCAGATCACAGCGGAGGACAAGCAATGGCAATCATCGCAACGAACGACTTCGACGCCGGGTTCGAGGTCGTCGAACCCTACCTCAACACGATCAAGGGTATGATCGTCGGTGCCTACGAGGCACCTTACTGTGACTATCATACGGGAGACTACTACTCGGTCGAATGGCGGTGGATCGCGAGAAACGTCCCTGACGCCGACTACAACCTCAACACCCTGTTGGCCGCCGGGTACATCTGGGAAGCGTCGGTGGGCGAGAGTGACGACGTCGTGATGATCGGTCTGACCCACGGCGCCTTGACCTGGGTGGCCCAACATCTTGGCATGCCCCAGGACCTCGTCGAGATCGAGGACCCGGAGAAGCTCCAGGCCTGGGCAGAGACAGCCATCGAGCCGACGTTCGTTCGGGGCGGCACGGTCAATCGTCGCCTGGGGATCAAGACGGTCTCCGAGATCGTCCGCCGCAAGGTCTACACACGCGAAGAGGCGATCGAGGCAGACCGCGAGATCGCAGCGCTTGTCGAGGGTGGTGCCATCACTCCCCAGAGCGCCGCAGCATACCGGTCCCACATCACCCGGAGATTGAGAGAGGGCAACCCATGAGCCAGATCAAGATCAACCGCGCCCGCCGTCTCAGCAAAGTCGGCCCCTATACCGAGACCTACGAAGCGGTCCTGAGGGCCATCGGCCCGGTGGTCATCGCCCGCGTCACGTCCCAGGAGCTTGCTGATCTCTGTGATCGGGTCTGGGACTCGTGGGAGCGTACCAAGAGGATCGAGCACCGGGAGGTCGTCAATTCGGGCGCGGTCTGGGACGACGAGAACGGGGTCCTGCGCAACGTCGGGTCGGCACCTTGACCAGACGCGAAAGACCCGCCCAGATTGCTCCGGGCGGGTCACCAACAACTGAGACAATGAAAAAACATCGGGCCAACAACCTCCCGACTTCTTCAATCTACCAACCTGTGTTCCGAATGTCGAAATTAAAGGGTGGCTGTGAGCGTTTTTACTACACGGTGGGGAGATTGGATCAACCCAGACGTCTACCCAGACGATCATGATCTTGACGACTTCCCTATCCGAGAGCCGCTAACCGAGGGCGAAATGGGACGTCACCTGAACCAGATGGGCTGGCGACGGAACACTGACATGCGGAAGTGGTGCATGGAACGGGACCTCTGGGTGATGATCACCCGTCACCCACTGAACGAGAAGGCGGGCATGGTGTACTTCCGAAGCCACCAGGAATTCATGGAATGGAAGCTGAAGTGGACTTGAAATAAAAAACCCGCCCTCGAATGCTGTGCGGCACAAGAGGACGGGTCAGACGATTTCTTGGAGATTACATCTTTGCCGGGGAGCGACTCCCGACCTCTTCAATCTACCAACATGATCCCTGAGCGTAAATAAAAAAGCGGCCCAGAAAACAAAAAGAACGCCGCATCGAAGGTCGAGCCTCCAGCGCCACCTGACCAGCCACCGGTAGAGCTTCGCTCCCGGTGGCTTTGTTTATCGCAAAACCACTCTAATATCGGGATAATCGGGGCTCACCTCGTAAATACCCTGTGCCCATGCTTGCCCCCATGTTCGTCGTCAACTTCCGATCGCCTTTTGAGGCCGACGTCGTCCACGATCTGATCACTCGTGATCCGTCCTTTAATTGGGAGGATCACTATGAGGCGATCCGGCTCCCGTACACGGTCCCAGAGCGGACAAGCATGTACACGCCCGACCTCTACTGGCCCGATCGCAAGCTCGCGATCCGATCGCAAGCTCGCGAT